GAGGCGAACTCACATACAGGACATTCATCTCCGTAGTTGCGCTTGGGACATAGGAAACCGCCCTTTTCGACATTGTAGTGAAACCACATTTCCTTGAAGGGGTCCCCGTCCGCTGTCGGAACGATTCTAATAGTCTGGTCGCCATCCTCTGGTCGCCAGAAAGTGTCATTTGAGGAGTTTCCGTCTCCACGTAGTGACGAGAGCTTTTCTCTCATCTTATCTAAATTAATACCCATTTTTTTATCTCCTTATAGTTGGGTTATAGTACGGTCAGCTAATATCCTGGCCGTCTAGCAATTGTTTATATGATTGTACCATAGATGAATACTTAATGCAATAACAATATTTTTGATCGTATGTTGTTTTAAACACGCCGTAAGAAACTGAGACACCTTCGTCGACTTGAGATTTAACATAACTCGTTATCTTTCCAAACAAAGTGCCATCCGCTTCCAATTCTTCCTCATTGATACCATAATAGTATACCACATCACGGCCGTGTGTCAAGTCATAAAACCATTTTTGTTTTTCTTCCTCGACGTCCAGGATGCCAACAGTGGCAATCCGGCTTAGCTCGGAGGGCGTAATAAAGTTCCCAATGACGGGTTTAGAATTTTCAAAGACATTGATCATATGAAGGATATTGATGATGGCTTGATTCAATACATCATAGTACCCCATGATCGCAACTTCTCCAATTCCCCTTTCGACCAGCTGGTTGTCCACCAAATAGATTCTTTCTAAAAGGCCCGAGCGCGCATATTCCTGTAATACATTGCGTACAATTTTTTCTTGTTTCTTTTGATTCTCGCTTCCCAACTCTAAGTCGGGCTGAATGTAAAGGACCGTCAGTCGGTTACTCGATAGTTGTTCGAGCAAACGCAGAGATCCTCCTGAAATGAGGCCGCTGCCACATATAACGACTGTTACATCTTCTCCACTAAATTTTAGCTTCCGCTTTAAATTAGGAAAGTGCTCGTCGTATTCCTCGTGTGAGGCGCGTTTCTTGATTGTGATATCGGCCTCCTTGTGGGTATCAATACCATAGGTTTCATACTGCGGAAACTTTGAAAAAGCTTTAGCAATATTACAGCCCGCTGTGCCTAACCCTACCACTATCACTCCTCGTCCACCCATTCTAAGATATAGCCCATGTCGAAGCCGCCGCGACGGGCGCGCTTAGCCGTAGTTTCGGCCAGGATGGTGCGCTCGTGGATGCCAAGCCGATTGCAAATAAAATCTAATATTTCCATAATGTCAGCTAACTCTTCAACGCACGGGTTTTCCACAAATTCCATAACTTCCTCCTGAAGTTTACGGAACGCATGATCCTGGAGTCGATCGCCTTTGGCTTGGTGGACGCAGAAGTCTTTCCCGGCCTCTTCGATGATTTCGGGGATTCGATCTCTCACTAACTTGTGATATAATTTTTTCATAGTCTCAACTTCTTCATTTCTCCAAGGTTTTTTCCAGCGGAAATGTTAACCTTGAACATATCATAACGCGTTTTCTTGAATGTGTCAAGTAAATTCAACAATTCATATCGATCTTCCGCTGCTAGATCAATGTATAAAGCATCATGAATAAGAAATGCGATGTGGCTTTTCCTCCCCTTCAAAAGCTCATAGACTTTGTGAGCTTGTTCATGTACCATGTCAATGGTGGTACTCTGAACGATGTAGTTGAGCGCATGATGCTCGTCTACGTTCTCTATTATTCTACCATAATCTGTCTCAATTTTACAGCCATTCCAGTACTTATCTCGGACTATTTTCTTGTTGTAAAGCCTCTCTAAGTCTTTGTTTTCCTTACTAGAATACAACCATGCGAAGGTTTTCACTTTGGCCTCTTCTCGGGTCAGCTTCTTGTCAAAAATATTCTTTACATTCCAGTCATGAATGTCGTTTTGGGGCTGCTCTACTCCAGCTAGAGCCAAGAGGACTCTCAACTCTGCGGCATTGAAATCAAGCTCGACAAGATAGTCGTTCTTTGGTTTAATACACGCGCGGAATTCCTTGTTCATCGTGAGAATGGGTAAACTGTTTGGGTTTGTGGATAGGCGCCCGGTGATTGTCCCCCACGGGTTATAGTCGCACACGTGATTGACGGTTTGCAGGGTGCGGTGAAAGTTCATGCCGCGGACACTGCTCAAAAGATGCTTGATTGGGTTGATGTCAATGCTGATGGTCTGGGACCGGACGCTCGAAAGCATTTCCACGAGGTTGTACATGAACTCATAGTTCTGGGGTCGGGGGTAGGTCTCCAAAACGTGCTGAGTGATCTTATTTTTGGCCTCGAGGTACTGATACAGGAAGAACTCCGGGACAGCGTCGTACAGACAGTTTTCGTCCAGCGAAAGTCGTGACGTTCTAAAGGCCTTGAGACACGATCTAAGCGTCTTCTTCACCTTTTCCCAGTCCTCCTTCATATCTTCCGGGCAAACATCTGTAAGGGCCGCTCCTTGGCTGTAGATGCGTCCTATCTCGTAGTGGTCACCCGGCAGGTGTGAGGAGTGCTCCCACGTGCTCCCTTCTGAGGGGAGGATGGGGGTCGGGTTGATAACTGTGCCGGCATAGAAACCCACACAATCGATCTTATTATCTAGAAGCTGAAAAAGCACACAAACCCCACTTAATAACTGGGCGTATCTCCTTCAACGATACCGCTGTCAGGAGGACCACTTGTTGTACCTATAATACCAGATGTGGAGGGAATGTCAAAGCCCTAATAAATAATTTATTGCTTTTTCTGAGGCGTATGTAAAATAATTGGTGCTATAGATATAGTTTCTAAATTTTAGATTAACATAGGATGCCACGTTTTGCAAGGGGGTCAGCCTCTTGTTGGGTTGAGACATATAAATCTCGCTTATCTGACGCCGATCCTTCGCCGTAATGCGGAAGGGCTTTTGACTTTCGGTGTGTCGGAGACTCAAATAGAGGTCAGCTATATATTTATCGCTCAAAACTGAGTCGACGGCCGCGGCTGATGGCTCAAAAGGAATCCGGGGATGATTGATTATTTTAAAGGTGTCACAGTGAGGCTTCCAGATTCGCTCTACCCGCAATGGATTTAAGTCAACAAAGCGCCGATACGAATTCACTATTATTCTTCTAAGGTCCCCCGCATCCGTAAAATAAGTGGGAGTATAGTATGCGGGGAAGAAGTTCTCCTTGGTTCCGAGACCAACAGGTTCTACATACATACTGGTAATAGAACGGAGCGACGCGTTAGTAAACAGGTCAAAGGTCAGGCGCCATGGAATATTCTTATCAACGATGAAACCATACTTTTTGGCGCACCCTACAAAAAAGGCAAAGTTGGGGTCACTCAAATAATGTTTATTCTTATATGAGTCATCTTCCGGGGGCCCCGAGTCGATGGCAATTGTCAATCCGGAACAGAAGACATTAACGTGCTGTGTTAACAAATAGTTGGTTTTAGTAATAGGAGAATATGCTGCTGTGGTCTTAAGGAATTCTACGTATTTGGCTGCAAAGCTCTTAAGGTTTGTGATTTTATCTTTTTCCGACCGTGGAAGATTGGTGTTAAAGGCAGCAAAAAGACGATTGATATAACGCTCGTAGTTCGGGGTGGGGTTCACATAGGCCTGAAATGCTTTAAGAGAAAGAAGCTTGCTGTTACCATCGGGATTGACTTTGGACTGGATGACAGCGTTTTGCATATGGCGTACAAAGGCCTCGAAAGCATAGACAACAGGGGCCAAAGCAAACAAAGCAGGGGCAGCAGCAGAGGTGATAAGATCTAAATTGGCAACGCGTGGGATAACGGTATTTTGAAGTTGGTCGATCTTGCCGTAGTAGACTTTGCCGGACCAGATGTCTAAAGGTTGTGGCCCATTCGTGGGATAGGCCAGTTCATCATATAGCGATCGTTGATAGTATAAGGCCTCGGGCGACAGGTTATTGTCGCCGATAGGATTAGGACTCATGAGATCTTCAAATCTATATTTTAATCGGTATGCCATTTACTTAATTACTCCTCCGGTGTGGAAGTGTCCACGGGAGTGGTGCCAAGCTGTCCGGTTGCCCGGAGTTCGTTGAGCTCGTACTCAAATGGGTTCGTGCTCAGGTACTCGTTGTACGCGTCGAACTCTATGTCGCCCGCCGCGAGGCGCTCCTGGAGGGCTTTGATATACACCATCTGCGCTTCCTGCAGATCGTCGAGTCGAATCTGGTCCTCAGTACGCAGATCGGGGGCCGCACTCTCGCCCCCGCCGGGGACCTCTCCCTCATCTACTGAGGCTTGGGCCAACGCTTGCCTCTCGGTAGGACTCATATAGGGCGCATTGTCGGGCGTTAAATTGGTATAAGTTTCGGGTGCCATAAGTACCTCTTCGCGGAAAGCCACGCCTTCGTGGAGGGCGGAAACAGAAACATCAAAAGAGTTTTCGGTAACCGTGGATGACACCCCGGTGATAAGATAATACCCATGAAGACCGAGTATTCTGAGTTGCTTGGGCGTTGAGCCCATCAATTTGGGATCCAGATAGATATAGGTGCCGTTCTTAAAGAGAGTGTTGCCGTAGAGCTCAATCTCGGCTGAGTATAGCTCTCGTAATTGTTCGGGGCCGAGGGCGCCCTCTTTTTGAATCTTGACTTCTCGCAACATTGCCTGATCTTCACGGTTAAAAGTCATTGTTTTCAAGAGCCCACAGGGACTTCCCAAATACTGGTGATATATGCCCAATTCAGTATCGTGTTTATAGTTGCCGACAAGTCCTTTGGGTTTGGAATCCGTGGACAGCAACACCATGGCTAATTCAGTCTCATTCGCGGGGGTCGTGGGCTTCAGCGCCCGGATCGATTGTACTAAGGAGTATTTAGTGGGGTTAGAGGTGGGTGACCATGCTGACACAACTTTGGTGCCCTTCTTAGTGGGATACAACTCGGCGCGGCCCTTCGGGCCCATCTTAAAAGTTATCGGCAGAGCATCAAATCTCTGACTGATTTTCACATCAGGTCCAAAACACTTCCCAGCGAGGGCGCGCGTGATGAGTTCGGCGCAGATGTCTTTTACAAAATGTAAGAAAAAGTATTTGTCCCGATCTTTTTTAATTACATAGTCTTTGAACCATACCTGAAAAGCATCGATAGCAATGGGGATGTCACCAATATTCATCAGCTGTGTGATTCCCGCCTCTTGAGTAAACTCGTCTCCTTTAAGAGCTATCAATGCGTCCATAAAAGCCGCCTCTCTAAAATCTTGTTTACATTTTATAACATCTTCGAGGTTCTTGATCTTAAGAGCTACCAGAGGATCGATCATTTCTACGTCGGAGAGGAAAAATTTAAAAGGAATTTCCTCTAGATCATGATTAAGCTTAACCTGGTCCAAAACAGCATCCAAGAGATCACCTAGGTAGAAATAAGAAAGCCAAATAATATCGGCGTTTTGTATCATACCGTCATAGTCCTCTTGTAATCCTACACTAAAGTTCTCTGAGGCCTCCTCTGCCGTTGTCTCCCCGGAGGCGGCCGAGGAGACAGCTTGCAGAAGTTGGGCATTTTGAGGATTGCCGCCCACGAAGGTGGTGAGCGACTCGGCAGCGCGGCGTTTGGCTCTCCTCGCTCGTCCTTCCGGAGTGAGTTCCGAGTAGGGGGGAAGCAATAATTCTTTAGCGCTAATAGGCATGTTATAAATCTTGTTGCTTTTGAAAATATGGCTCAATAATTTTTTATACTTTATCATCTTATCCTGGCCGCGAAGTCTTTTGACCTCCTCCAGTTTAGCTTTGATATTCTCTTTTTGTTCTTCAGTCTCTTCACCTTTGGCCTTCTCTTCCTCGACCGCTAACTCTGCGGCCTTAAGGCTCTTCATTTGTGCCTCACTCGATGCTCCAAAGATGTCCGCACTGGGGGCTGTAGCCATGCCACTTAAGGCGGCTTGGTAGTCCACCGTTAATAGGAGGCTTCCGTCTTCATTGAATTTAAAGTTGTGACGCGTCTGTTGCAGAAACAGGGTAATCTTAGAATTTTCTAAGGCGCTATGGAGGGCGGCTGGCCGGCCGCCGACCATGACGGCGCCGTCGACAGAGGAAGCGTCGATGTTCATTACTCGCGCTAAGGCATTCACATCAGGCGTTGACCATCCAGCTACCACCTTGATACGATAGTTATCCCCCCTCCATTGCCGCGCGAGCATCTCATCTGTTTTTCTGGTACAGAGCGCAGAGTTAGGTACGCCAGGTTCGGCTCCCTGCTTCCTAATGGTGCTGGGGGATGCGATCACAAGATCAAGATATGATGCTTTCCCGGGCCGACCGGCGGCCGGGGCATCAAAGAAGTCTTGAACGCTCTGAAAATACAGCTCGAGCGTCGCACTAATATTGTTATCTACCTCAGCTGGCTGTACACCATCAAGGCTCCAAGTGAATGATTTAATCCCTGCGCCGGGCAAGCGGCCGCGTTCAGTTATCTTGCTTACATCTGTGGGGGTCAGAAAATTAGGTATCTCTAGGTCTATTTCCTTTCCGGTGGCCTTCCCTTGATCGTCGTATGTTACCCGTGAAATTTTAAGATACGGAGTTAAAAGAGCCTGTATATTCGGACAAATACTCAAAAGTTGTTGTACATCGCCATAGCTCATCGTGTTCGCGAGTTTATTCTGTACCAAGCCCGGTTGTTTGTTAGAGTCCAATCGAATGACGTTTTTATAGTTGGGTTGATGGGCTGCTGCAACATTACGGATCTGCTCCAGCAGAAAGCATTGGTAATCAATGGGGGCTAGGTTGCGCTTTGCCGGGCTTATGGCGGTTAAGACGCCGGCTTCCTCGGCCGACTGGAAGTTCTGCCCTGCATCGGCGACGGTATCATTTGTACGCTCGCCATGCCCAAAAAAACCTAGAATGTCTTGAAGGCGAGAATGTTTGCGTTTGTCTAAAGCGAGGTCGACGGTATCGACGCCCTCGATTGCGGGCAGATGCGACCTCAGGTCCTTCTCAATAAGTTGTTCGATAAGCGCATGAATTCTGTTAATTGGACTCCCCTCATTAACCCAACCTAGATACGCCGAGTTCGGCTCAGTTCCTGAAGTTCCCGTAGCAAATATCCGATATCGCCATTGGATATTCAGGGGATCAGTCATGCCAAACCAGTTTTGCCAGAAGACTCCTTGTTCGATATTTTCGGGCTGGGTAAAGCGGCCGTTGAACTTATTCAAAATCCACTCCGTTGCTTGGTTGCTGATGCCCGGGATGCTGTACCCGGAATTGGGTTTGCTGCCGTTGTTCGTGGCCAAGGGCCAAAACTCCCATGGCTGGAGGTTCGCGCCTTCCTCGACGGTCAGCGTTGTCGAGGGGGGTACCACAAAGCTTTTAAGTTCTGATTGAGGGTAGATCCGAGGATCTTTGTTCCAGTCCACCAGAGCGGCTTCCGTCAGGACGTCCGCCTCCAGCGCCTCAATGGTGCGTGTGTAGCCCTTTGGCGCACCGGAGTCGGCGCCCGAGGAAAAGAAGGCGTTTCGGCGCAACATCTTATATATTTCCACCGCTAACTGTAAGTAAAGGTTACTAGAGAAGCTAACATTCTCGGAGACTCCTTTGCGTATGAGAAAACGTAAAACATCTGGGCTGGAAAAATATAAACCCTGGGTGGGGGGGACGGAATTGATCTTGTCCGCGAAGACCTTAACTCCATATCCCGTAGACAGCTCAGCATACCCTCCCTTGGCGGGGGCGGGATGCGACGGGACTTCGGCGTTTTCAACGTCCAGGGGCCACTTCGGCTTGCTGAGCTTCTCTGACAGGGCCTTCATTGTTGGATCCGGCTCGACGCCGGGAACAGCCGGGGCAAGAACCTTCAGTTCAGCAAGCCAACGCACATTAACTCCGCTGACGAGCCCAACGCTCTTAAAAGCAGTATATGTGGAACGGAAATAGGTCCCTCCGGAAGCTTGGCCCCCTTGCTCACCAATGAGCACACCAGGCTCAGGTCCCAATAGAGCTACGGCGAGATTCTTGTCTTTGATCTTCTCATCCGTTGCAACCTGTACTAATTTTTGAAACGTCGCTGGCTGTCCATCACCGTCCTTAAAAGCTTCCTGCTGAGTATCATACTGGCCTTCGAAATGCGCATACGCGGCTTCAAAATCCATAATACCCTGATACATGTTAAGGAGCCGAACCCACGGGCTATTCTCGCCTTCGTAAAAATTAGCATCTAAAAATACAGTCATAACTTAGCCCCTATGCCTCATATACTCTCAGAATGTTCTCCAAAGGGAGCGGGATTACAATGGACTCGCCCACTGTTATGTCGGCTTCGGTGGGCTTCATGTTAAAGAAGGCAATGACCCACCAATAGCGAGCGCTGCCATAATGGCGAATGGCCAATTTATAATAACGATCGGCGGCGGACCATATGTGCTGGAATCTCGTGATATCGGCCAATTCAGCAGCCGTGGGATAGCGCATCACAGGGGTTGCATATTGACGAATGAACTTTTTGTTCCGCTGTTCCATGTAATCTTCGTAAAGGGGATCGCGATTAAGGAGAACCAAGCGGTCTATATAACGATCGGACATATCATGAGTCTCCTGTACTGCCTAAGACCTCATTTTCATTGGCTGCGATCTGGGGGCCGGCGGTCTGGAAGGCCGTCTGCTCACCAGCCTGGTCAGTAATCACGGTATACTTCAATTGTTGGGTATATGTAAGTGACGAATTGTTGGGGAAACTATAATCTATCGAATCGTTGCCAAATATTTTCGTTGGGGTCCAACCCATTAGATGGGTATGTACCACATGGAACGTAAACTGAAGACTGACTTGCTTGGGGACATAGGATTTGCTCACGATCGTGTCTGTCGTTACGGTCATTCCTTGCGCGTCGGCGCCAGCGGTCGGGGCGTTTGGGCCCGGGCCCATTGGGAACTCGGTAGCATCGAAGAAATCGACAGAAATAGGCGCTGCAGCTTTGCTGCCTCCCGCCATAAATCCGCCTTGAGAGATATCCGGGCTATAGTCAATGCCGTCAACCCACCCAATGAGCTTTTGACCTCCGTCCGCGTTGGATACAAGATTCGTCCAGCGAAGGCCCAAAAGGGGCGACGCCTTCAGTGTGTTCTGGTTGGAGCGCTCAGTGTCGTTGTACACTGGATATAAAAACTCGATCAAGCGACTGATGTTGGCTAGATTCGTTGTGGCTTCTTGAAGATTTTTTGCCACTACATCAAAGCCCAGAGAGATCATTCTGGATGTGCCCTGGAAGGTGGCGAGAGGGTCCATGCGGCCATAAACGGTTTGCTCGTTCCAACTAGAATTAAAACTATCGCTAAAGGATGTCACCCAGCCTTTAAAACTAACTTTCTGTTGAGTGGCTAAGTGTTCAAAATGAATCTTAAAGAACTCATCGTTGAGCAATGCTGGGTCTTGGGCTGACATTTTAGTTTGAATACACTCCTAATGCTCTTTTGCCGCGGGGGGAACCCAAAGCTTTGATAACAATATCTGTCACCTGTTTTTCTCCGATGTAGACGGCCACGTTTGCTCCGGAGCCCATTCTATTTAGTTTCTTTGTCAATTCTTCAATAGCTTTTGTCAAAGAAGCTGTGGAGGGGGCGCTTGTAACCCGGGAACCAATCGGCATCTCCACCAACTCTGGGCCTTGTTCACCCACCATAGCTGTAGAGGTGCCAGTCACGACACCACCAGAAGCGAAACCTTTACGTCGAAGGCCCTTACCTTCATTCGGGACCATGGAGCCAGATGCTCCGCCAGTGCTTTTGGACGCAATTGCGCTGCCGGCCGCGGCCCCTAGGCCCGCGCCGGCGATGGCGCCGACTGTCGCGATTGCCGCTGCCTTGAGCAACATGACACCAGCTGCAGCGGCAAAAGGTGCGCCCACGACACTGGCCGTGGCTGCAGCCATCATGGTGTAGGCGAAAGCGGCCGCCAAAGCAATGCCGGCACCAAACATCGCGCCAAAAGCCGCAAAAAATGTTTTCATTCCCGCAGAGGTCGCAAAAAATTCTCCCATCTTAGAGCCCAGCTCCGAGAGGACCCCCACCATGGGGATAAGCACATTATCCAAGAAGGGCTTCAGATTAAGATAAAATCCTTGGAAAGCTTTTTTCAGTTGTTCGGTGATCGCCATGGTTTGTCTACTCTGCTCTGCTAACTCTTCCTGTTCAATTCTTTGAATTTCCAGTTCTTCGTTGGATTTGCCCATCATGTTGGTCATATCCTCAATAGACATTCCCATTGCGCTAGCAAAAGCCATTTTCTCGGCGCGACCCATGTCTTCCATTGAGACGCCGGCCTGGTCAAAAGAATCCCGGAGCATGTTTACAGCCTCGGCTGGATCTTCCATGGCTGCATTCAGCATATCGATCGAGTTGAGGAACGGGCCACCTAGAATGGCGTTCAATCTGCCAACGTGTTCGCCGGCACTTTTAAAGGTGGTAAACTTATCTACGACACCGGTAAGGGTTCCCAGATCCATCCCTAGAGACTTGGCCTGAACCGCCATTTCTTCAAATACTTTAGCTCCGTCTTTCCCAAATCCTACAATGAATTCTTTGTTGGCAACAAACTCTTGCCCCATTTTATCCACATCCACGCCAAGAGTTCGGGCCGTTGAGGCAATATCCACCAAGAGCTGCTGGCTTTCCTCCACTGACATGTTCATGCTTTCCATAGCAGTTTGAGTTATGTCGGCCTGTGTAGAAAGGCTGAATCCCATTTCAGCAAGAAGAGCACTAGTATCGGCCAACGCACTTTGCTGCTCTTTACTTAAATATGTAAAACTCACGACTTCATTTTTGAGTGTTTGATAGGCAGCGACGGATTCCTCTATTTCAACCCCTGCTTGGCGTAAACGATTTTCGGTGCCAAGAATCATTTCGTTGTATTCGTTCCCGGCGCCGGTGGCTTTACGAAAAGATGCAATTGCGGCGTCCTGTTTCAGTGCAAAGTCGATCTGAGTTTTAAGCATGTCGAGCGAGAGGTCCATGAGCTTAATGCCCATGTTGAGAAAGAGTTCCCCGCTTGCTGCCGATTTCATGATGGAGGCGCCGAAGGCCATCATGCCGCCTTTACCCATCACGAGACCCTTTTGGAGTTTCCCAAGCATGGAGGAGGAAGGACTCAACGCAGAATTCAGCCATGCTTCGCCGGCCTGTGTGCCGGCGCGTACTTGATCATCGTACCGATCTTGAGCTTCAGCAGCAGCATCGGCCGCATCGGCTGCCTCATCTAATGCGTCTTCTAGCTCTTTAAGTTGGGCTATCTCCTCGTCAGTGGCATTTCTCCAGTCGATACTGCGCCTTTTTTCTGCCGCTGCGCGGCGCTGCGCGGAGATGTCCATGTCCTGGCGAACACGTTCCAGATCTTCTTCAAGCTTCTTAACTTCCTCGTGGCGGCCGAGGGCGGCCGCATGGTTCTTGCGCGCATTGAGTTCCGCAAGATCTTCAGCTTGCTTCTGTTCCTCTAACTTTGCGGCTTCGTCTTCCCAGTCGTCCCGAGCGCTGCCGCGGGGGGCTTTATCCGAGCCCGCAGCTTTACCGCCTTTTTCTTTGGCTTTTTCTTTAGCCAATTGCGCAAGGAGTTTATTAAGTCGCTGGACTGTTTCGTTAGTAAGTTCTGCCATTTAAAATCCTACTTTAGTTTTTAAAGGGCCACCGTAAACCGGTTTCGCCCTCAAAACGTTGGACTGCAGCAGCCAGAGAGTGACGCGAATTAAGAGTACGCGGGTCATTAAGACCATTCCTTCGATATGAGTCCATATAGCGTTTCTCCCGAGAAAGCACTTTCATAAAGGAGTCTATCTGACCCTGTGTGCCCGATATGTGAAAGGGAATATCAACACCTCCCATAAAAAGGTCGAGAAGGGCCTTCTGGGCCTGACCGGCAAACTTATTAAAAGCACGTATTCTCTCGGTTAGAGGAACTTCTTTTTGATTTAAGTTTATAGTGTCTTTTTTCATAGTAGTCATAAGGGCGTCGCTCCTTAAATATAACTAGTTTTAAATGAAAAGAAGTGTTTAACTTTTTGAGGAGACCTTCTTAGCCTCTTCAACCTCGCGCTCAAATTCTTTAGTAAGCCGCGTAAGGAACCAGCGGCGCAATGCAATTGGAAGGTTGTAGAGTTCAGTGAAAGACCACCCGCCATGATGTTTGAGGTTAAAAAACTCCTCATACATTCCTTCTTGGTATCTAGGGCCCAGGCCAAAAAAATTCTGCCGTCATAGGCATCACCACCTTTCCGGCATAGCTACAGGTGGAACACTCAAAATCAAAATTAATGTCCATGCCGGGTTTAACCTGGTCATATTGTTTTCTTAAATATGCTACATCGCGGAGGGGGATGACATCCACAAACTGATTTATAATATCACGATCAGTGTGCTCATTGGCTGCGACAATGATTGCTTTTAGCAAATCAGTGACAACGGTGGACTCTTTTTTAAGCTTCTTTTTATTCTCGATATTGGTCTGAAAGGATTCCTCATCCTGAGCGGTGAGCAACCGCACAGTCATCTTTACATCTGCCGTGGGTAGGGTTATGACAAAACACCCATTGTCCAGCACCTCCACTCCTTCGGGAGTTTCAGGAAGCTCTTTCTCCTGGATGTTGCGCAGATCATAAGTTGTTTCTTCGGTTTTGGCACAGGAGGGGCACTTAGTGGATACCTCATAAAACGGGCCAAAACCAGTAATTCTGGAGGCAATCAAAATTGCGTTTTTATCCCCCAAAAGTAAATCTTCAACTTTTATCTTTTTATCAATCAGGACGGACGCAACCATCCGATTAATGGCAACCCCCTTTTTTAACAAAGTCTCCGACGTCAGGATATCTTCTTCCTTCGCCGTCATATGTTTAATTTCTACTGTGTCCACGTTATGCAACGGGTGCCCTTCAGGGTAAAAACGACCTTCGCTGGGCAAAGACACGAATTCTGTGGGGTTAACAAACGAAAACAGGTCATCCGTATTCGTTGTTGTGGTTGCGGGTGTGGTTGTATCTTGTGTGGGGGCCTTCAAGCGGTCCCTATTATTTCTTCTAGCCACAAATCACCTTCTTTCTGTTTAACTAGCTCCCGGCGGCAGCTGCAACTGCAGGCCCGACAGTGTACTCAGCCCAATCATACCTGATTCCCATCTCAATGTTAAGGATTTCATCACTAGCATAGTCTAAATTGCCGAATGAGGCCTTTGTAAGAAAGGAATTTTTAAGGATCCAGGTGCCAATGAGGCCGCCCTGGCCGTTGAGTTCCTCGATAACAGCATCCCCAAGAGCATTCACCGAAGAATCCTTATTGATGGTGCCGGGGGCCTGCGCAGGGTTGGTAAACACATCTTCCTGATCGGGAGGCAGGAGATAACCAGAGTTAGTCAGAGCATCCATTAAGAGCTTGTTGCCATCAGGATTGATAGCATTAACAATAGTAACGTCGATGGGCTGCCACTCAACTGTGCCGGGGTAGTAGTAAGTGTTACCCAAGAACTTATGGGAAACTTCCGTAATCGAGTACGATGGCTTTGCGGCCAGCTTAGCAAGATATTGTTCATATTGATAGCCCTCTACGGTGCTAACAAGATTGGGGAGCGTAAGTAGAAAGCGATGTGCTCTCCTAGGCTCTGATAGTGCGCTTGTCCAAAATGGCATTGTTATAAGTCTCCTGCTATATCTAGTTTAATTAGTCTCATTCGCCAAAACAAACCGGACCTTGATGGATTAATCATCAAACGATGCTCCGGTTCTTGTGATATTGAAATCAATCGCAATGTATTCAATAGCACGGGTGGGCTTCAGGAAGATCTTCGCATACATAATGTTCTGATCTACGAGGTCCGGGGTGGTGGTGGTCTCGTCGAGAACCACCTTATAATCCGACAAACCAAAGTTTGTCTTCACGTTAGCCAAGAAGGGATCCACTTGACCCTTAAAGCGCAACCATGTCTGCTGCACATTGGGATCGAAGAGGAGCCGCGATGCGATCTGCGAGATGCGCTTCTTAA